ACAGATCCATACACAGTATTCAAAGTAATAAAAGTTTCAGCGATCCATCTACCATCGGATGCTTTAAGAATTCTATCTCCGGGCGTAGAATAAACTACATCAGAATTGAATAATATTTTGAAAATAATACTAATTGCTTTTTCTGTGCCTTTTGCTTGATATATTATGTTTAGTAATTTAATAAAGTTTCTTTTATCAAGTTTAACATCTTTAGAAATGTATTTGGCATATGTGTCAAAAAACTTAGATACTGATATATCCATTGATGTATCAATATCTAATTCTGACACATAATTGTTTGCAGTGCTGAGGTTTACGTGTCCTAAATATTCATAATATAAAGAAATGAAGGCTTTATAAAGCGGAGAATCTATACTCTCCGGTATTCTTATTGCTACATTATCTTTCATAATTTTCTATTGTTATTCTAGTACTATTCAATCCAATAGCAGCATCCGAATCTACAGTTTGAGTCAAAATATTATTATGAGAAGATGTAATATCTGAATTTACAGTTGAGAATGATATATTAATCATATTTGTTGACGTTAAGTATGATGATACAATCATTGTAATATCTATCTGACCTGTATTAAGATTAATCGTTCCGATATTCTTTACTAGTGTATCATCGGAATACATACCCAGATAATTATGACTGTGCACAGAACCAATTTTAATAAAGGTACTGTTTGGAATTTCTTTTATTGTGACAATTTTTTCTGATTCAACAAATGTTTTGAACTTAGTAGAAGATACAGAGCCTGGAACAACCGCATTATTACTCACTTTAATATGATTTACTTCAATACCAAGATACGGTGATATATTAAAACCCAAAGTTTTATTAATATTAACACCAGATATTCCAATATCTAAACTCTGTATAGAAGAAATGAGGTTTGAGTTAATGTAATCTGTATCAAAAATAGAAATAGAATCTATATATGAATCTACTGTATTTTTAAGCATAACTGCCAAATCATTTTTTGTTGTATTAGTTTTATACCGATTAAATTTAACATTTACATCTAATGTCAAATAGATATACTCTGGATCTAAAATCTCAGGTGTAATCGTTAACATTGAATTTTGTCTAATATCTTTCAGAATTGCGGTTTTAGAACCAGCAGAAAGAACATAACCTGTAACTGGTTCTAATGAAAGAAAGACCTTACCGTATACCGGGGGAAAATTAATATCACCTCCCCAAGCAGCAACCGACTTTACGAAAGAATAATTTCGGGTAATATAGTTTTTATAATCTAAGACAGTAACAATTCTATTTTTAGTAGAATTAAAATTAACTGCGTTAAATTTTATAGAAGAAATGGATTCTCTGTCTGATCCCCCATATGCTATCTGACTCGTAAAAATAGATGATATGGTGCCATTGTTAAATGAAATGTCCGAATAAAAATTCGAGCATCCATTGGGATCGGTTGCCGTCTTAGATACAATGAAATAATCAATCTCAATTACCTGATTATCAACCGGGGCTTTACCAAGAATATTATCACCAAAGTAAATCTCAAAATGGCCATCAAATGATTCTTGAAGAAAATATACATTAGATGTTGCAGTAAGATCAAATATTGAATCTACTCTAAAATATTCTGTGCGAGTCAACGAATATTGATCAGATTTAATATACACTTTAAGTGTTGAAGTATCAATAGTCTTATTTGGTATCGTAAAAATTGATCTAATGTTTGCAGATTTATTAACTGTGAATGAATTCACAATTCTTGTGCCGGCAACAATTTTGACGCCAGAAAATACATGATTGCCCGAAATGACGGCAGAAGACACATTTTCTGAAGATAGAAAAGTATATGATCCATTTTCATTAGATGAATTAAACACGGTGCCGCGAGGCAAGAAGAAAGTTTCGGTATTGTTTAGTTGAGTTACTGGGATTCTAATATCAACCAGTGCTGCTGCGCCAACGTAAGAGCGAGGCACATAACCAAGTTCTTTGGCTTTAGAAACAACAGAAGATCTGCGTTGAGCCGAATCCAGAAAACTTTCTGAATACAACATACTAGTATAATATGCATTCGTATGAGTGTTATATGCTAGAATATCTACAATAGAATTTAATGCTGAACCTTCAAAATTATAGTCCGAGAATGTTGGGTCATTCTTTATATAATCTATGATTGATTGTTTTATCTGATCGAAATCTAGATTGATGAGAGGCTTTGTTGACATAGTTTATAATTCTTTAAATTATTTAATCTGAATTTCTACCGAATTCTTTCAATTAAAGTATTTATTGTTATGGGCTGCTGAAGATTAATAATTGTGCCAAGTATAGTACAATCCATCTCGTTTGGGTTACTTGATGATACAACTATAGAATTAATCTCAATTCTTGGTTCATACAGATTAAGATATTTTTTAATTTCACTTTCAACAATAAACTTTTCAACAACAGAAAAGTTTTCAAACCAATATTTGAAGACAGGAGAACTTATTTCTGGATGAAACGGTTTATCACCTTCTCTAAGCATAAGAAGGTGAATCACAGATTGTTTAACAGAATTCGCATTAGTCTTTAAAGTAAGATTATTTGATTCTGGGTGTTTGGAAAATTGAAAATCAACATCTACATAAGATCTTGTATTTCTGGTGATTGTAGTAGACATCTTTGTTTATCCTTGTAACTTTAAGAGCCCCTGGCCAGCAGTTTTATTATTCATAAGGGTAAGTACTTGTTGTCGATTACCATTTGAGTTGAATGAAATATGAATCCACGGCAATCCAGTTCCAGTGGTTTTGTACTCAAGTAAAAGTTGATCAAAAATTATATTATCTTTGATCCATTGTGCAATAGTAAAATAATCACTCTTTGATATACCAGTGAATTGCATATCGGCCGCCTGACCGCGGAAATGTTGAGAAGCGCCGCTGCCAGTTCTAAATGCCGAAGTAACCTTCATATTTGGGTATTTTGTCTTTATGGGATCAAGACAATTTTCGGATAATTTCTTTAAATTACATGCAATCTCTGGGATCTTGAGACCAAGCTGCGATATAATCTTGTAATGAGATACAACAGCAGCAGTTGAAAGCATGCCAATAGTAAAGTATTTGGAGATTTGTGTGTTATCTGGGATATCACCAGCCGCAGGGAGCCCATCACAAGAAGTAGGAGGTACTTCGGCTTGTTTTACTGGTTCCTTCAAGTCCTTTTCTTGTGGTGCTGCTGCTGCGGCTTTACCCTCATCGAGTTGATTTTGTGTAATTTCACCTGATGCAATTTGTTTTTTGTGCATCAAATCTACGATGTCTGGATCAGCATCATCAAAATCCAATGTTTCCGCACCCAAAAAGTTTTCTGGTATTTGACGAGGAAAATCTTCTCCTGTGGCGCCCCGAGAACTTGGTGTATTAACTCTAGATAAGCCAGAATTAAGATTAATCATTGAAGAATCTATGTCTGTAGAAGAGCCAGAACGGATTGAGTTTTGTCCAGCAATACCTTGTATTGAATCACCGCCAATTTTCCAATTAACCGTGCCCCCGACATTATAATTAAGATCGCCATCGACCTCAACATCCATAGAACCCCCAACATAAAGTTTGGTATTACCAGAAACTGAAATGCGTGCCGTTCCTGCTATATGAATATAGCCGTTGCGCTCTGTGATTAGGAATTGATCACCAACAATTTTATTAACTGTATTACCGTATTTGTCAATTTCTGTGTAGGTACCCGAAGTATGAAATTGGCTTATTCTTTCTGCACCTGGAGTATCATCATATTCTATTATGTGCCCAGACTCCGTAGTGTGAACTTTATTATATGGATATTGAGCATTATATGCGGGTGCAGGTTCTTCAAATGTTTCACCAGATACAGATTTAATAACTGTAATGCGGTTCTTATTTCTTTTCTCAACTGAAGTAGAAATAGTATTCCGACGGGCTAATCTTGAAATATCTTGTTCATTTAAGAGAGCATCAATTGGATATTTACCTGTTGGATCTTTAAAACCTGTCTGACTCTTAGCAAAAGTTTTCGTTTTAATTGCTGTATTTACTTCATCTGTAGTTAAAGAAGTATTAACTGCATTTTCTGGATTATTTGGTTGAGTTACTGCTGCTTGCTCGGCCTTCTTTTCTTCTGGTGTTTGTGTAGAGTTTGGATCTTCTATAATCTTGCATAGTTTGGAATATTCAACTACTTTTGGATAATCATTAGCAAAACCTCCCGAATTTACTTTTTTTGTAACAGAAGTAAGTGCTTCTGTTAGAGAAGAAAAACTACATCGAGAAGGAGAACCGTATGCGTTAACTATAAATTGTGTGGCAGATTTTGCTGCAATTGTGGCAGTATTAATACTATCTGGGTTAGACACCAGATCAACACCAATCTTAGATCCAACATTAGAATAATTACTTTTAAATGTTAACTGGATAAAGCCTCCGCCGCGATACTTAAAACCGTCTCCAGATTGAGTATTCCCATTACCATATCTATTTGCATAAACATAATTAGCAAGTTTTTCTTCGTTGCCAACATACGTTGCTATTTCGGATTCGGACATTGAAGAAAAATATTTTGGAAAAATTTTCCGTAATCTTCCCGTTGAACTATATTTCAAACTTTCTCTTACGAGTTTGAACCCCGTTTCCTTGGCTATATTAGATAAAATAGCAATAAGAGCGTTGGGTTCCTTAATGCCAGCTGCCAACAGAGCTTTATATGTTGTGGTTACATTGGCACCAAATTTAGCAACCATAGCTGATATATCTAAAGGTGGAATATTATCCTGTGTGTCTTGTTGAATAGGCTGGCCGGAAGAATCAACTACTGGTTGCCCAGATGAATCTGTGACTGTGTTTCTACTGGTGTTTGCCGGAGCCGAAGTAGATTTAGAATCTACAATTGCTGAGTTAACTTCAGAAGAAGTAATCTTAGATAATGGATCTTTAAATGTAGGTATACCGGCAAAAGATCCAAGAATAATTGGCTGTTGTTTTGAATCACCGTCTTGAAAAAACAAGAATACAGCAGAACCTTCTAGGTATTGGGGAACTGCATCACCAATACCAGATAGTGAAGCAGAACCTGCGGGCATTAACGGAATTGCCCACGGAAGATCTTCAGTTGGTATGTCGTCAAGCGCTTCTGTGTGTACACCAAAGACTCGAACCTTGACTCGCCCAAGTTTAAGTGGGTCGGAAATTCTATCTTCGACAATACCTAGATAAAAGTTATTCATTTATTAGAAATGTTTGTAACAAACGAATCAGAAACAATTTCCATGTCCATTTTGTGTTGACCATTTGTGATACTATGTTTTATTGCAGTAATTAAATATTTACCAGAAAAGTATTCAGAGTCGGCATCTGTATTGATTTCTTTCTTCACAATTTCTGCGGTTTTTGGTGTTTTATAAGTTATAGTTTGGCCTGCTTTTATATCAGTTCGGCCATATACTCTAATATTAATTCTAAATGCAGAGATTTGCTCAAGTAAAGAACTACGTTGGAGTAATGTATCATGTATCTTTTGTGAATTAAAACTGCCATTTAGATAATTATTCTGCAATGAAAAATTTAATGATGCAGAGGTATTTCTAAATAAAGAATTTGTTCTTAGGGGAGCTTTATTTGTGTGGTTAACCAAGTCAAATCTATCTATATAATCATATGTAGATTTTTTTATGTTCTTTGTCGTCAAATCATATGTATATAAAATCCCGCCATACATACCAGCAGAAAGATTTCTAATATAATCATAAGTAATAGGCATCTCTATTAATTCAACAATTGAATACTTCTTTTCATTATCATCTGTAATAGTATGCGAATTAACATCCGAATTAATATATTCTCTCGTTGGATTAGCAGCAACCATTAAATCTATAGATGAATATCTAAACTCCTTATTGTTCTCAAAAAACAAAAAGTTTGAAGTGTTTTTATTATTTAAACTCTTGGTACTGAGCCAATTTATAGTCTGTAACGGAGTCCAATAAGGTACCACGACATTATAACTATTGGATGTTTTTTCACATTCAAAAGTTTTTTGAGAGCCTAAAAATTTCTCATCTTTGAGAATAGTTGTAATAGTATCTGATATGTTATTCTTAAATGATTTTGAAATCTTTGTATTTAAAGAATTAATTAGTTCAAGAGAACAAAAATGAAGTATATAAGTAGACTTGCGCTTATCCGTAGAAAGAGCCGACATCTTATAAATGTAGAATGTTTTTGTTATTTGTTGCTTCAGTGTTGGTGTCTGAAGATCAACGAATAATAATTCCTCACCAGTCATGGGCAATATGTTAAGTAGATCAAGTGAATCTTGCATCAAAATAAAACCAGACATTGTATTGGAAAAAATATCCTCATATAATGTCAAATCTGCAAAAATAGCACTTATATCTAGCAACTTTCCGTTTGATGACTTTATCTCAAGTCTTGTTACATTTACCTCACCAGGTGAAGTAATATAATTCTTGGTATCAGACATTTAAAGAATCTTTAAATTGCTTAATGAATTCAGCTAATAACTCG